CTAGTTCTATACCGTTAAATAGTTTACCTAGTGCTATGTTTAATTCTTTATTGTTCATAGTTTTATTATATTAAAAAGGAAAGTTATCTTTTATTGTTTGTAACGAATTTTTTGCAAAACCTTTATATAAACCTAAATATTGCCCTTCTTTTTCTATACCTAATTCTTTAAATTTATCTTGTGCCTTTGGTACATTATCTATAATTTTTTTTGATAGCGTTCTACCTCTGCCTTTTAATCTACTCAATTTTTTTTTGTAGCCATCTGCTTCTTTCATAATATCTACTAACTCTTTATAGTCTTTGTCTAAGTCTTGCACAATACCTAACTCAACTTTTTCAGACTTTAGGTTTAGTCTGTTTTGTTCTTCTTTTAAATTCTTAAAGTAATTCATTTTTAATATCCTTTTTTATTTAATATAGTCACTTGCATAGTTATTAATATTTCTTACGCTATTCATAGCTTCTTGTGATTTCTTGTATTCTTTTATATCTAATACATTTAAACCCAATTCACGAGCATTATTAAAAACTTCATTTTGTTTTTTCATAAGTTTGTCTTGTTCACTAGATAATTTATTTAATTCACTTTTTATATCTTTACTAAAGCTATCTAACTTATCTACTAAATTTTTTATTTTATCAGATTTGTTAATTATATTAATACTAATTTTATTTAATTCATCTACAGTACCTAATTCTACTTTTTGTGTTTTTAGATTAAGTCTATTTTGTTCTTGTTTTTGTCCATTCGCTTCGGTGCTACTGGTACTTCTTGGTCGTTTACTTCTGGTTTAAAACCTTGACTACGTGCTTTTGTAGTGCTTATTACTTTGTCTGCACTACTTGGTTTAGCACCAGCTTGTATATAGATACGTCTGTACCATCTATGGTGACAATTACCACCACCTTTAAAGTGCCATATACTGTAGTTGTCTGCACCGTTTAAGCCCCAGCCCTTATTAACACCCATACTACCCATACGTATAATGTCTTCTTTACGGTATACTTTTTTTGCAGACATCATTTTACTACAAAATTCACGTTGTTGCCCACTACTTCTAGTTAAGTTTTTGTCTTCAGTATACACATAACGTACTCTAAATTTAGTTTTGTGTGTCTGTGTACTTTCACCGTCTTGTTCAGACCTTGCGTTAGGTATAGCACGACCAGTAGTAGCTAATTCTAATTTTTCTAAATTATATTCAAAATCAAAGTCTTCGTGTTCGTCTTCTGCGTCTTCTTCGTCTACTAATTGCCAATCTTCTAAATTTTCGTCTTCGCCAAATTCAGCTATAAACTTGTCTAATTCAGTTTGTTTACTAAAATTTTGTTCTTCTACTACAGTTTGTTCTTCTTGTTCTAAAGGTTCAAAACCTAATTCTTCACGTATTTCGTCTTGCGTTAGCACTTCTTTTAATGTATCAGCGTCAAACATAGAATTTAAGGGCTGCACGTCTTTTATGCTAAATGAAGCAGTTATACCATTTATATTTAAAAGCTTCTTAAACGTCTTTAAAATAACGTTTTGAAACGGTTTTATAACGCTATTCATATATAACTCGTAAGCTTGTACTAATTCACTACGACCACCTAACTGTCCGTCTGTCTTAACACCTAATAGCATAGGGCTAGTAACACGGTGACCAATCATTATGTTTTGTATAGTCAATTCATTTAGTACAGTATACTGTTTGTCTGCGTCAGATACTTGTATAGGTATTATTTCTGGTTTGCTATTAGCGTCGTCGCTAAACGTCAATACAAATTTACCAGCGTTATTAGCACCAGTAAATTTTTTAGTTATTTGTCGTTCTATTTGTACTCGTTCTTCACGTGTCGGTACACCGTTAGCAAAGTTTATAAAGTAAGAACCACTAAAACCGTTTGTAATATTGTTTAAATGATAATCACTTGTTAAATTATCTATTTGCACCCAGTTAGTAGAAGCCACATAGTCTGGTGTGTGGTATATTTCCATAGCTGGTGAATATAAACCAGTATATAAAAGTTGGCTACCCTCACTTCTGTCTTGCATATTAAACGCAGCTACTTTTTTAGGTGCGTATTCTTTTTTACGATACTGCGACCAGTCAGCAGACATATAGTAACAATGTATTTTACCGTCTTCGTTTGGTGTACCTACTCTAATTTGTTCTACTGGTACGTGGTGTATTTCTGCTATTTTAGTTTTGTCTTTAGACCATATAACATTAAGTGCGTAAGCACCTTGTAATTTTAAGTCAAAAGCTAACTTTACAAATAATTCGTGTGCGTTTTCTGTAGGGTTTACTGCTGCTAAAAACTTTTTAATAGCTACGTATTGTTGTAAGTCTTTATTGTCTTCTACTATAAAGTCTTCGCCAGCTATCATAGCACTTGTAGCGTTTACAATAGCTGCGTGTGTAGCAGAATTGTTATATAAGTCTATTAAGTATTTAGGGTATAAGTTTCTATAATCACCGTCACCGTAACCTATCCAGTCTGTACCACTACTTTCTATAGTCTTGGGTTGTACTTCGTTAGTTAGATTAATATTTAATAACCTATCTTTCATTATATACCGTTTCTTTGGTTAATATTTGCTTCTACGTCTAATATTTGTGCGTCTGTTAAAAGCGTGTTATATACTGCTAGTTCATATACTATACCGTCAAAAGAACCATTACCGATACGTGTAAAGTCAAATAAGTTAGCAATATCAGTAGCAACGTTGTCTTCGTCTATACCTTTAAAACGTAGTTTTAAATTACCGTTGCTTTTTCTTGATAAAGTCATTAAAAACTTACCAGTAGGTGTACTATTTGTATTTGTTAAATCGTAATTAACACCGTTTGCACGTAGTCTAGCTAGTAAAGTATTAGCACCCCTATATAATCTAAATTCGTCGTTACCAGCACGACCAAAAAAGCCCTCGTTACTAGCACCAGCTTCTGTAATGTCTAACACACCAAATATAGTAAATTCTCCTAAATTTAGTTGGTCACTAGCAGTAACTAATTCTGACTTATCAGCAGTAGTAAAAGTTAAACCACCAGTAACACTATTAAAAGCAGTTGTACTAGAAGCTGCTGGTACTAAATTCATATTTTCGCTAGTATTACCACTACTGTCTGACCATTCTGTAACGTCGTCGTTACCGTCTACAGTAATACCAGTTCTAAATTTATACCAACTTTTTAAACCGTTTAAGTCTGTTAGTTCAAACTGCTTAATATTAGTTTGTATTTTTAAAGCGTTGCCTAATAGCATATTAGTTGCTATATCCTACTGCTAAACCACTTGTTAAAGTAATTGCAGTAATATTCATAAATAATACTGTACCAGCTGGTATAGTCGTTTGTAATGAAGCGTCACCAGTACCGTTAGCTACTGTAATTGCACTTATTACGCTTTCAGTTACAAAATGTACTGCGTAAAAGTCTTTAGACGTTTGTGCAGCAGTTGTAAATATAATGCAGTCGCCTTTTTTACCTAGTTGTTCGTTAAGTAAGTCTACTGTGTTTTTATAAGCCATTTTATTTATTTTTCTAGTCTGTCAAATTCTTTTACCCAGCTACTAGGTAATTTATCTACACCTAAGTCTTTTAATTCTTTTTGCACTACTTTTTTATAGTCTTGCAAATTGTCTTTATATTTTTTTATAGCTTTTACTACGTCGTTTTCTGCACCCTCTAACTTTATAGCAAAATTTTCCATATCGCCTAAACCGTTTCTATATTCTTTTTCTATTTGTTCAGCTTTGTTAATATATTTACTACCAATAGCTAATTCTACTTTTTGTGCTTTTAAAGTAATTCTATCTAATTCTTTTGCTGCTTCTTTTTTAAAGTTTAAATCCATTTTAAATATTTAAATATACTGTGTTACTATTAGTTGTGTTCTTATTGTCTGTAGGTGTATACTGTGTATAACTTACTTCTGTAATGTCGTTGTTATTTATAAACGCTTTACCTTTTTCTATTGCTAAAGTATTGTTTAAAGAAGCGTCACCGTCGTTACCAAAAGCGTTACTGGTTACTTCATATATAGTATATGTATAGAAGCCGTCGTGACTTGGTAAAGTGTTTGGTGGTGAACCTACTGCGTCGTTAAAAGCAAAATTAGAATATCTAGTGTAATGTGTCATAGAACCATACGTAAAATATTCTTCTTTAGTCATATCATTTACAAGCTTCATATAATAGTAAACTGTAGTACCACTATTGTTTACACGTTTTTCGTGTAATGTTACTGGTATGTTGTTTACTTGACCTTTAATTATATGTAGCATATTATAATATATAAATAATCTTAATTTATTTAAGTTTAAACCAAAAAAAAAGGGCATAAAGCCCTCTTTAGTTGTATTTTTTATAGTATTATGATACTGTTACTGTAAAGTCTGTGTTGTCAAAAGGGTCTGTAGTGTAAGCTGCTACTAATAAAGCACCATTACTTTCCATACCGTTAAATGTTAAATCGTAGCCGTTCATATCACCAAAAGCTACACCACTATTACTAGTTGCAGTAGTTAGTTCCATACCGTTGTCAGCACCTAAACACCATATAAGTCTTTTACCGTTAGTGTCTACTGCGTTAGTTTCTACAAAAATAACTAGTCTATTTTGTGCTAATAATTTAATTTCGTTTCTGTCAGCTACAGTTAATTTGTGTAACTTAATATTTACAGACGGTTCGTAAAATACTGTACCGTTTTCAGCACTTGCAGTTACTGTTTCTGTGTAACTACCAGTACCACGTACTAAATTATATTTAAAAAGTTCGTCACCAGTACCACTACCAGCTATATCTAAATCAGATATAGTACCAGCACTATGTGTTAATGTAATGTCGTCTTTTTGCACGAAATATACTGCACGTATACCACCAATAATATCTTTACAATCTAAACTTCTACCAGTTGTTAATTCGCAAGCCATATATTTCTTTTTTATTAGTTTACGTAAAGGGCTTTTACACCCCTTACGTTTACTATGTTATTAATTAGTCTAATCTTACAATGTCGCCACCTTGTGCGTGTTGTACACCAGCAGTATATTTTGCTACTACTCTAACGTTGTCAGAACCGTCTAAATCAGCCATATCTAACATTCTAATTTCTGTGTGGTCAGATAGTAAGTCTGTACCGAAAAACAAGTTAGACTGTTGTGCAGCAACTAATTTGTCTTCTACCATTCCATTACATACTGCAATTTTAACACCCTCAAATTCTGGTGTATATTGACCCTAATGTAAAATCTGTAAGACTTTGGTGACATATATACGTATAAGTCTTCTTTAGTGTATACTGCACTTGGTACAGAAGCTATAACGTTCTGTAAGTTTGCAATAATGTTATCAGCAGTAAAAGCAGTTCCAGCACCACCCTCGTTATCAGCTTCTACAATAGCAGCGTCGTTTTCAAACAAACCGTTACCAGCGTGCATAAATCCAGTAAACTGTCCAGCAGTTGTACCGATACCAGCCCAAATGTTACTTTCTACGTGGTCTGCAATAGTAGACGATAGGTAAGACATTACAAAAGCAGTAAAGTCGTCAGCCATTCCTCTATTATGCGCCCCAGCTCTCATCTGTAAAGCTTGAAAATCATTTAGTAAATCTTTTTTACAAAGGTCTACGTTAATTTGAAATTCTTTTGGGTCTAAAACTCTTTCAGTTAGTGTTAAAGTACCAGCGTCAGTAAAGTCACACGTAGCGTCTGCTACTAATGAAGCACCAGCTACTTTAGTAATGTTTCTTTTTTTAACGTTCTCTAATACTGTTAAGTATTCTAAAGACGTTGCCGATTTCAACGCAGCAGCTATATACTGACCAGCGTGTTCTCCAGCGTAATTTGATGTTATTGAAAATCCCATTTTTTATTATTTATTTAGGTTATAAAAATATTTTTCTTTTGCAGACAGTCTATTATAGTCTGCTTTTGATAATTCTACTTTAGGTGCGTTATGATTTGAAAACTTATTTACTTTCAAAGGTTCAGCACTTGGTTGTTCTTGTAGTTCGTTAAGTTGCTTCGACAGTTCTACATTTTCTTCTTGTATTTCTAAAATGTTTTCGTCTTTAGCAAGGTTTTCACCCCTTAACTCGTCTAATTCAGCTTTAATACGTGCAATATCACCACTTACTTCTTGTAGTAATTCACGTACTACTGCACCTACTTCTTCAAATATTGCAGCTTCGCTATATTTAGCTTCTTCTTTTTCTTCTTTTTTAGTTTCTACTTCGTCTTCTTCTACTACTTTCTGTAGTAAATTCTGTACCGTCTTCTAAAGCGTAGTTACCAGCTGGTAAAGGTGTTTGTACACCGTCTTCTGACAAAATGTTTAACACTGTACCCTCTACTAATTCGTCTGCTTCTGACACTATAATAGTACCGTCTGCTAACTTGTTTTCGTAAGCTAGTGTTACAGTTTCTTGTGCTTCGGTATCTAAACCTAGTGCTACTTTTATGCGTTCTTTAATATCCATAGTTTTAGTTTTATCTTGCATATTATAATATATAAAATTTGTTAAAATGTTTTATTTATCTAATTCTTTTAGTTTGCTTATTGCCCAGTTTACACCAGCAGAACCACCCCAACTATCCCACATTAAACCACCACACCCCTCGCTATACGGTACGTCTTTATGTTGTTGGTGTCTTTTAAAGCTTGCCATACGTGATATAGTGTCTTTACTAATAGGTTCACGATTTGCTAACTGGTTTGCCCTTTGTTTACCAGTAGCTTCGCCACAACTACCCCAGCCATTTTTTGCTACCCATTTTAAAGCCCTTTTAGCGTTGTTAGTTGCTGCTTGTGGATAGTCTGTATAACTTTCTAATAGTTCTTTATTAGCGTTGTCGTCTTCTATTATTTCTAATAAACTTTTTACTATTTCGTGGTCGCTACACGGCATAAAATAAGTATCACCGTCTATAGTGTGTTCGTGTGTACCGTCACACCCTAACGTTTTAGCGTATGCTTTAGCGTCTTCTTCACTTTCAAATAATGGTAAACCGTTTACTTCGCCTATAGGTTCAGCATACTTTTGTTTACTTAACGTTTGCATTTTGTCTACAAAATAGCCCTCTATACTTAAACCTTTTAATTCACCGTCTTTAATACGTTGCCATACGTCGTCGTTTAATACCCTCATAGCTACGAACCACGTGCCTTTAGGTAATTCGTAACCGTATAAATTACTTTTATCGTTTTTACTGTCTTCTACTATCCAACTTTCTACAGTATGTACACCAGTTACTTTTTCTTCGTGTTGTAATGTAGCGTTATTAGTATTTTGGTGTTTCATATAAGCTTCAGCTGCTTTACGTACTGTATCAGCAGTAAAGTATACGTAATAGTTACGGTCTTTTTGTGCGTCGTAACGGTATATAGTTTTATAAGGTATTAACGCTGGGCTAATTAATAAACGTTTTTCTTCATCTACGCTGGGCTAGTAACTAAACTAATAGCGTCTATAGCTAGTGCTTCGTTGTCTTCGTCTACTACTAATTCTACTATGTCATACGTTTGGTTAGCTGCTTCGCAGTCTTCTAAACTGTTATATTTACAGTCACCAGTATTACCGTACTTATATTTACCGTCTTTACATTTTATACAAGGCATATTATAATATATTAAATTGTTGCTTTACGTCTTATTTTTGTTAATTTATCTTGTTCTTTACTCATATCGTCAGCTACTACAAACGCTTTTACTACACCAGTAGTTACACCACCTACACCGTCTGTACCAGCAAAAGCACGACCACCACCAGCTTCGTTTATAGCACTTAATATAGGTTTAAACATACTTGTACTACGTGCGTTTATTACGCTTTCACCGTTAGACAGTCTTGCACTCACGCTATCACTTGTACCACTACCAAAACCATTTACTAAACCACCTTGTGCAAACGCTGGTTCTTCTACAGATACTATATTTTTAATATTATTTAAACCAGCCGCTAAAGTTGTACCAGCAAGTAAAAAGTTTAACGGTGGTGGTGCAGCACCTAACGCTTCAGAAACACCTTTATAAGTGTTTATAGTTGCTTGTGCTACTGCTACTGCTTTACCAGCTGCACTTTCTTCGCCAAAAATACCTTTTAAATTTTCTAAACTTTGGTTAGCTATTTCTAAATCAGCTAACGCTTGTTCTTGTTTTATTTTACTTATTGCGTTAGCTTTTTGTTGTTCTAAAGCAGTAACGTCTGCACCACTTTTTTTAGCTAGTTTAAATAGTTCTGCGTATTGTTGTTCTACTTCTAATAATTCACGTTCACGTTCACTTACACCCTCTAACGCTAGTTCTTTTTTAACGTCTTGTAATTCTCGTTGTAATGAAACTTGGTTAGTAAGTTGTTCAGATTGAAAACCAGTAATTTGTGCTTCGATAGCTGCTAATTCATTTTGTGCTTCTGTTAGTGCTATTAAATTTTCTTGGTTTTGTAGTTTCTCGTATTCTATTTGTGCTGCTTTAACTTGTATTTGTTGTAAAGCTAACATTTGTGTAGCTTGTTCTTCTAATACTCTACCTAGTTCTTCGTTAGCTTTTATACGGTCTTCAAATGTAGCATTTTCGTCGTCACGTACTTGCCTTAATTTTTCTGCTTGTCTGTCGTATTTTTCTATTAAACCTTGTATTTGTACTTGACTTAATTCTGCTTGTTTTTGTAAAGATACATTTGCTTTAGCAGCTTCTAAAGTTTCTTTACTGTAGTCTACTACTGCTTCTGTAACCGTTTCTACAGTTTCTACTATTTTATCAAAAGAACCGTCTACACCAGTAGCTACGTCTACTAATTCTTTACCAGCCATTTTAGCAGCATCAGCAGCAGCACTAAAGTTACCATTAAAACGTTCTATTAAGTTTTCTTTAATAGCGTCACCAAAAGCTTTTATGTTTTCTACTGGGTTTTCAAATATGTCTTTAAAGAAACTTGTTACTTGCCCAAAATTATTAAATACAAAATTTACAAAATCGTTAATAGCAATACTTAACGCTTCAAATGTAGTATTAAAAAAGTCAGCAGTTTTTTGGTTTTGCATAAAAACTTCGCTTAACATTTCAAAAGCTTTTAACGCTAAACCTATACCAGCAGCTTTCTTCAGCAGTTTTTTTACTGCTCTTACCTATGTCTTCTACGCTATCTTTAACTTGTTCTAAGTCTTGTTTTGCACCGTCTACGTCTGCACTTAATTTTAATATTACTTCTTCTTGTGCCATTTGCCTATATATTTATGTTTATACTTTGTTATTGCTGGTAAAGTGTCTTTTAACGCACTAAAACCTATTTTTATAGTATCACCTACTAATTTAAACTTTATAGTTTTTTCCATTATACCCTTACTTCTGTTACTTTTAGTATTACATTCCAATATACAGTATGTCCACTTTCACCAGTAACGTCTACGCTTATGTGTTCACCGTCGTGTACGTGTGGTGCAAAATTAATATCGTAGTCTAACGCACTATCACGTATTGTAGTGCTTTTACTGTGTCCTACTTCTGTTAAAACGCTATTTACAAATTTATACGTAGCGTGACCGTAGTTTGTCCATACTTCATTACTAGCAGCGTTTAAACCTACACACGTATAGTCTATAGCGTATGCACTTTCAAAACTCGTATTAATCATAAAACGGTTTGCTGCTTCGCCACCTATATATAATTCTGTTTCTGTAATTACCTTTACCTACTGTTATACTATTGTTAGCGTTAGCGTGTACTAAATTATTATTACCTAATACGTTAGCGTTAAATCCAGCCAAAACTTCGTTACCGTTACCATTAACGTTATGCAATTTGCCAGACAAAGAATTACCAAAACCTTGTACTATGTTATCGTCTTTATTATCGTCTTTTTGTGTTTTAAAAGCATAACAAAAACGACCATTATAATCGTAACCATAAGCATTACAGTCTTTTTCTGTTCCTATAGTAGTACCTTTATCGTCTACAAATAATACTTTACCAGTTTTATCTATGCTACTTATTTTTCTCATATCCTTAATAATTCTACTTTAGCTAATTTAGTTACGTCTGTATTGTATTCTATTTTATTTACTCTATATAGTTGGTTTCCAATTCTAACTTTATAAGAAAATTTAAAATTATTAATGTCAGTAGGTGTAAGCTTTATATTTATTTTAAGTATTTGTACGTTTTCTTCTGTATAGTTTTCGTTTATATAACTTAACCAATATTTATTGAATAACGTATTTATAGGTTGTGTAAAGCCACCATTTAAAAACTCTTGCTGGTATACTGTGCCAAACAATAAAGTTTCTGTGTCTGTAGTACAGTCTTCTAAATTTTCGTCGTACATAGTAGCGTTAGCGTATTTAGTATTTAATTCGCTAAAATCAGTATAACCAGTTTGATAAATACCGTCTGTAAAGTTTGTACCTTTTTTAAATACTAATCGTGGTTTATTATCATAGCTTTTATAACTGTCGTCGTATTCTGTTATGTGTTGTATGTATGTATTAAAAAATCTTTTAGTATAAGGTGCAGAAAAAACTTCTGTTTGTATTGTTATTTCTTCGTCACTATCTACGTCAAAGTTTAAATTTAAACCACCAAAATCTATACCATTTAACTGTTTATATCTATTTTTATAATAGTCTTGTTCGTCTTCTGCGTGTCTAAATTTTATATTTTTTGGTATGTTTAATGGTTCTATAACTGTTTCGTTAAAGTCTGCTTTATTTGTCCAGTCTATAACTGTATTTGTAATATAATCTACATAAGGTTCTATAGCTAAATTTCTATTACTATTGTCTTCTATGTTTAAATTAAATATTTTAGTTAAGTCATAAGTATATATATCTAAACTAGAAATAGCTGCGTATGCTGCTGGTATTTTTACTGCCGTTTGAAAATCGTTTGCATAAAAACCTATTTGTATAGTTTCGTTTTGTTGTAAAAATACAGTGCCGTTTAGTTGTACCGTTGTTGTTTGACTATTACCTAATAAATGTGTAGCAAGTGTAATGTATGTAGGTATTCCAGCAGCGTCTACTTTTTTGACTACTAACGCTACTTCTTGTGGTGAAACGTTTAAATTTCTAAATACGTTGCGTGTATCTATATATACTGCACAATCAAAAGCAGCAGTATAAACACCAGTAGTATTATTATATAAATCGTCTTCGTCTGTTTCTGTTATATAAGTTAAAGACGTTGGTATAGTTATACTTGTAGATATGTTTACGTCAGAAGCAGCAATATCGTCTAAATTAATAGGGTCTACTAAATATTCATTACCTAAAGCACTATTTATAGACGTGTCGAAATATATTTTACTAAAATATGTACTATCGAAAAAATTACTATTATAAGTAAAACCAGCAAAAGCAAATATTTTATCTATAATATATTTTAACTGTATATGTAGTATATAATGTGTATATGGGTTATATATTATTTCACCATTATTAACATATAAACTATTATTATTACATAAAGCGTAAAACGGTACTGTGCTAGTACCACCAGCAGTAAGCGAAACACCAGTAGACCCCCAGCTATTTAATATATTAGCACCACTTACAGTATGGTCTAGTTCAGATAAATCTAAATCTTTAATTTGTGCGTCGCCTAACGTTTCTATAATATTAGCTACGTCGTTAAACATAACTATATTATAACTAATTTCTGTTTCTTTGTCTAATACGCTTAACAACTTAATAAAACCCTCTAATACTAATATGTCGTCTACGTATAAAAAAGCTTTAATATTTTTATAAGCACTAAAATTATTATTATAACGGTCTAAATTATAATAGTGTTCAAAAAACTTATTATTTGTTTTAGTAGCTGGTAAATTAAAGTCTTTAGAATAAGAAGCGTTTTTATTAGATATGTCACGTACGTCGTCTACTTGTAACGTTAAGTTAATATTTTCGTTACCGTATAAATCTAACTGCTGGTCTAAAAGTGTTGCTTGATTTCTTACTACTAATTTTATCATAATCTTTGTACCCTTGTATTATGTCCTTTTTGTAAAGTTATAAAGTATTGTTTTACCATATTATTAGCAGTAGTCTGTTTTATGTATTCACTATTAGTTATTACTACTGGTTCAAAATTACCGTCTGCATTTTGCATATAAACGTCTGGGCTTGTAAATAGTTCTTCTAATAATACTGCTTCTGTTTCTGTTATAAAGTCTGTATTAGCTTCTATAATTTCTGTAGCGTTTACGTTGTAGTTTTTTGTGCCACCCTCATAACTACCAAAGTCGTGGTAATTACTACCGTTTTGTACGCTTGGTGTATGTCCATAGTCTTGTTTAAATGTACTTCTAACTATGTTTGTAGTTCTTATAGACTTTTTGTCAAAGTTATAATAGTCATACGTTCCTAATCTATTTACAAAAGCTAGTCTAATAGTTTCGTATCCTTTACAGTCATTACCTACTATGTCAAAACGATATAATACAGAAACTTCTGTAGCACCATTAAAAGCTTGTACTGTGTAGTAAGATACACCGTCAAAGTCTTCAGTATATTCGTTATCTATGTTTTGTGTACCACACCCTAAATATAAAAGGTTCTGGTTTTCGCTTATACTTGTAGCAGTACCACCACCGTTAGCATTTACATTAGTGTAAATATGAGTAGTCTGTAGTACGTCGCTATCGTTGTAAGTTATTATTTTTACTTCGTCAAATACGCTGCTAGTTTCTGTAGTGTTGTCTGTAAAATATGTACCAGTAAAAAAAGCAATAGTATGATAGTCGCCTATACGTATTTTTCTCGTCTTTGTGTTGTACTACACCGTTCCAAAAATAATAATAACTTCTTAAATATGGTTGTGCGTTAGAAATAGGTAAAGTAACTAAACTACCGTCTATAGTACTTACATATTCTGCACTTGCTCTAAAATAAAATACTTTTACGTTGTCTTTATTTCTACTGTAACTGTCTATGTGGTGTATACTGTGCCTTTTTTCAAAAGCACCTACGTCTTTAAATTTACTGTCTATGTTATTAAATTCGTCGTAACCTATTACGTCTGTTTTAGGTAGCTAATAGTGTACCGTTTATGTCGTATACATATAAAATGTATTTTAAATTAGTACCTATACCATTAGTTACAACTGCTTCACTACCATTAGCAAATAAATAAAAGTCTTGATAAGCTGGGTTTAAATCTTTTTTTGTCGTCGTTTGTCTTAAATAAGTTGCCATATTATTGTATTTCTTTACTTACAAATTTTAAAAATTTCTGTGCGTCGTTTGCATACGCTTTAATAAACTGGTCTGGTAAATCACGAAACGCAATATTAAAAGCGTCAGTAAAAAAGTT